CGCTGATGCCAAGCCATTAGCTATGTTGCCTAAGACTGAGAATCAAAGGGTCAAGGAACTCAAGGAACTCCTGATAAACAGTGCTGGAGTCAATGTTGTACAGAAGACTGTTCAGATTGCCCTTGACGATGACCACCCTGCACAGATGGCGGCGTTAAAGTTATGTATGGATAGGATGCTTCCCGTTACTTTGTTTGAAAAAGAGGGAAAACAGCGTTCAGCAATTACAATCAATATCACAGGCATTGGTGAAATAACTCAAGCCCAAACAATTGATGCTGAAGACATTGAGGCAAAAAATGACGATTAAAAGTGAACGCCATCAAGCCAAACTAAATAATGAAAAGTTCTATTTCACTGGTCAACCATGCGTTAATGGGCATATAGCTAAACGATATACAAGCAAAGGGTCTTGTTGTGAGTGCATGAAGATTGCCTTTGAAATTAAAAAAGAAAGCAAATTACAACAAATGCGGGACAACTACGCATTAAAGAAACCTGAGTATTCAGAAAGAATGGTGGAGTGGAGAAGCCTTAACAAACATAAGCAAGCTACATATTCCTCTCATAAAAGAGCCGCTTTGCTGGAAAGAACTCCAAAATGGTTATCTCCTTTAGATAAAGAAAAAATTGAGGAATACTATTACACAGCCAATATGCTTGGGATGCACACTGGTGACTACTATCATGTTGACCATATTGTGCCTTTGCGTGGGAAAAACGTAAGTGGTTTAAATGTTCCTTGGAATCTACAGATTCTTGAAAAACATAAAAACCTTCAAAAAGGTAATCAATTTAATGGCTGACCTATCATTCAAACTTTTGCCTTGGCAGGAGACAGTATTTAAGGATTCCACAAGGTTTAAGGTGATAGCCGCTGGTCGTAGGTGTGGTAAGTCTCGTTTGGCGGCGATTACGTTGCTTATAGAGGGTTTGCGTTGTCCTGCTGGTAGTGCAGTGTTATATGTAGCGCCAACTAACGGACAGGCAAGGCAGATCGTTTGGGATGTATTGATGGAGTTAGGGCGGGAGGTTATCCAAGCCAGCCACATCAATAACATGGACATTACCTTGATAAACGGAGCAAAGATTTATGTCCGAGGTGCTGATAGACCAGATACTTTGCGAGGAGTGTCGCTCACCTACGCTGTGCTTGACGAGGTTGCAGACATCAAACCAGAAGCATGGGAACAGGTTATTCGTGCTTCTCTGTCAGACAAAAAGGGTAGAGCGATGTTCATCGGCACTCCCAAGGGTCGCAATTTCTTCTATGACATCTTTAAACTTGGAATGTCAGAAGAAGATACAGACTGGAAAAGTTGGCATTTCACCACCAAAGACAACCCTTTAATCGACCCTAGTGAAATCGAGAGCGCAAAGAAGACCCTAAGTTCGTTCGCCTTCAAGCAAGAGTATATGGCATCTTTCGACAATGCGGGGTCAGATGTCTTTAAAGAAGAGTGGATTAAGTACGGGGAAGAACCTGAGTATGGAAGCTATTTCATAGCTGTTGACTTGGCTGGATTTGAGGAAGTGGCTAGACAGGCGGCTAACTCCAAGAAACGGCTAGACCAAACTGCCGTAGCTGTGGTCAAAGTGACTGATGAGGGTAAGTGGTTTGTAAAAGAGATTGTTTATGGGCGTTGGGACATTCGGGAGACTGCCGCTACGATTCTGCTAAAGATGCGGGAATACCGCCCTTTGAGTGTTGGAATTGAGCGAGGTGCGTTAAAAAACGCTGTTTTGCCTTATTTGAGTGATCTAATGAGGAAAAATAATGTATATTCCCACATAGTTGACTTAACGCATGGCAACAGGAAAAAGACTGACAGAATTATCTGGAGTCTCCAAGGAAGGTTTGAGCATGGGCGTATTGTGCTGAACTCTGAGGAAGATTGGGATGAATTCAAAGATCAACTCTTGATGTTTCCCGCCCAAGGTGTTCACGATGACTTACCTGATGCTCTCTCTTACATTGACCAACTGGCTGTGACCTCATACTTTGTTGATGACCAAGAAGATGAGTGGGAGCCTCTAGATATTATTTCGGGGATATAAATGGCAGATCAGATGAGACCAACTCCAAGAAGTCCCATATTGGGATTGTTCTCTGATATTGTGAATCTGCCTTTGCAATACATGAGTTCGCCTGAGAGGACTCAGCAGATGCAGGGTACTGCACAGTTCCTTTATGGCACTGGCATCCCTAAGACATTAGAGCGTATGTCGTATGGTGAGTCTTTATTCTCTGGCGCTGGTGGACTTGGCGGTACTACCCGTATGCGCCCTGAGACTGCTGAAGCTGTAATGAATGTTGCGCCTTTTGCTCCTGTGGCTGGTAGGGTTGCGGGTCGAATGATTAAAGCCACTGAGGGTTTGCCTGTTGGGATGAGTATTAAGGATGTTTCTCCTAAGATTGGCATCAATGTCAATCAAGGTGGTAGCAGTTTTGCCGACAAGATTATCAGTGGCGAAAAGAAGTTTGAGACTAGAGAAAGTGATTCTCTAAGGTCTTATGTTGGTAAAAGAGTGGGCATCATTAGAACTGGTGAGGGCAAGGCAAAAGCCATTGGTGATGTAACTCTTGGTGAGCCAATCGTAGTGTCATCACCAGAAGAATTTGCCAAGTTGCGTGATCTTCATTTAGTGCCAGAGGGTTCTAAGTTTGACATTAAAGAGGGTGGAGTTAAATATCTTTACCCAATTGAAAACCCTGTCCCTTATGGTGTTGAAAAAGATGTTGCCAAGTATGGCATTGTCTCAAGGAAGATATTGGGTGAGCCAGATACACTAGAAAAAGCAATCTACCCCCAACAAGCTGCATTAGACGTTGCACAGCAAAGGGCGGCATTGCCTGTTGAGCAAGGTGGATTAGGTTTGCCAGCAAACAATACTGCCGCTGATAGGGCAAAGGCTATGGGGTTTGAAGCAGGATGGGCGCATGGTAGTCCTAATCCAGATATTACAAATTTCATACCATCAAAAATTGGTGCTGAAGGTAAAGGTATATATGCAACAAGTTATTTACCTGAAGCTGGAGAATATGCAAGCCAAAGAACTGGTTCTACAGTTTATCCTTTAATGGTTAATAGAGAAAAGTCATTAAATGTTGGTCTTGATAGTCCTTATGACATTTTGAATGTAAGTAATGATGATGCTTTGCTTCAAGCCTTGCGTCAAAGAGGATTAAATTAAATAACATCAACTCAACAACAAACACCTGATTGGTTGATTAATGCTGGTGCTTATGAATATCCAAAAAGAGAACATTTTAATTCTGTCGTTCCTGAAAATTTCAGATCACGCTTTGCCGCCTTTGACCCATTCCGCAAGGATGTAGCAACGGCTACGGCTATGGGAGTAGCACTGCCTGACTTGCTGGCGCAGCCAGTTAACCAGTATCAGCCAACCTATGAAACAATCCCTATGTATACAGACCCCTTTGGAAATACAATCGGTTCATCAATAAGGTAACACTATGGCAACAGACAAAGAAGTCAAGTTAGAACAGAACGAGTTTTATGAGCCTACTGAGGCTGATAAAGAACTTACAGCATTTGTTGTTGACCACTGCACCAAGTGGCGTGACTACAGAGATACCAACTTTCTTCCTGATTGGCTGGAATACGAGCGCATCTTCCGAGGTCAATGGGCTTCTGAAGACAAGACCCGTGAGTCTGAGCGTAGCCGAATCGTAACCCCTGCTACTCAGCAAGCAGTCGAGACTCGTCATGCTGAGATCATGGAAGCTATCTTTGGTCAGGGCGATTTCTTTGATATTGAAGACAACATTCAAGATGTTGGCGGTAACCCCATTGATGTTGAGATGATTAAGTCTCAAATGATGGAAGACTTCAAGAAAGACAAGATCAGAAAATCTATCGACCAGATAGAGTTGATGGCTGAAATCTATGGAACAGGTATTGGCGAGATCATTGTCAAGACTGAAAAAGAATATATCCCATCTACTCAACTCATACCCAATCAAGAAGGTCAAGCGGCTATTGGCGTGATTGAGAGGGACAGGATTGGCGTGAAGATCATGCCTATCAACCCCAAGAACTTCTTGTTTGACCCTAATGGCACTTCCATTGATGACTGTATGGGCGTGGCGATTGAGAAGTATGTCTCTATCCACAAGGTTGTAGCTGGTATTGAAAAAGGCATCTACCGCAAGGTAGACATCACGCCCACCTATGAAGATACTGACTTAGAGCCTACCCAAGAGGTTAGCCAGTACCAAGATGAAAAGGTTCTTTTGTTGACGTACTACGGGTTAGTTCCCCGTGAATACCTCAACAACATGGAAGAGAATAAGGACATTGTTGAGTTATTCCCTGAGAATTCAGCGGCTGAAGACTACACGGATATGGTTGAAGCCATTGTCGTGATTGCCAACGATGGATTGTTGCTCAAGGCTGAAGAAAACCCCTACATGATGAAAGATAGACCTGTAATGTCTTACCAAGACGATACAGTTCCGAACCGCTTGTTGGGGCGAGGTACAGTGGAAAAAGCCTTCAATATGCAGAAAGCTATTGATGCTCAGACTCGGGCTCACTTGGATTCACTCGCTTTGACCACTGCCCCTATGGTTGCTATGGATGCCACACGCTTGCCCCGTGGCATGAAGTTTGAAGTCAAGGCTGGTAAGGCTATTCTTACCAATGGCAACCCCAATGAGATTATTTATCCATTCAAGTTTGGTCAGAATGACCCAAATAACCTAGCAACTGCCAAAGAATTTGAGCGTATGTTGCTTCAGGCTACTGGCACGCTGGACTCTAACGGCATGGTTTCACAATCTAGCCGTGATGGTGGTGGTATGTCGATGGCTGTTGCCTCCATCATCAAGAAATACAAGCGTACTTTGGTAAATTTTCAAGAAGACTTCTTGATTCCATTCATCAAAAAAGCGGCTTTCCGCTATATGCAGTTTGACCCAGAGCGTTATCCCTCTGTAGACATGAATTTTGTCCCTACAGCTACTCTTGGCATCATTGCTAGGGAGTATGAACAACAGCAATTTATTGGCTTGTTGCAGACTTTGGGTGCAAACACCCCTGTTTTGCCTATTTTGCTCAAAGGAATTGTAGGAAACAGCAGTCTGTCTAACAGAATGGAGTTGATTGCCAAGTTAGACGAGATGATGCAACCTAATCCTCAACAGCAACAGATGGAGCAGATGCAACAAGAGTTGGCAATGCAAGCGGCACAGGCTCAGATTGCTGTTAACACCACTCAGGCAGAGCAAAATCGTGCTGAAGCTACTAAATTGTCTGTTGAGGCTCAGTTAATGCCGCAAGAAGTACAAGCCAAGAACATGGCGGCAATAACCAAGAATCTTCCTAATGAAGATGACCAAGCCTCTAAGGAATTTGACAAGAGAGTTAGGATTGCTGAGTTGATGTTGAAAGAAGCTGACATCAAGAACAAGTCTAAGATTGTTGAATTGCAAATGGCAGAGAAAAACAATAAGATTTCAGGCATGGAAGAAGACTTCTTGAATCAACTGACCCAACAGTTAAATTCAGCACAAACTGGTACTCAATAATGGATGTCGAAAGCCTAGCCAAAGAGTTAATTCTCAAGAATATGACTCCTGAACAGCAGATGGCTGTTTTGGATTCTGTTCGTCAGTCTGTTGTTCAAGCCAAAGAAGTGCAAAAGCGCAAGATTGGTGAGAATGTTGATCTTGTTGTTCAAGCACTCAAAAAGATTGAGTCCGATATTCGTTCCCGCTTTGATGATGTAGGCAATGCCATAGAGAAGCGTGTATCTACTATCAAAGATGGTCGTGATGGTATCAACGGGAAAGATGGTAGAGATGGAAAAGACGGAAAAAATGGCAGAGATGGAGCAAAAGGCGATAAGGGTGAACGTGGTCAAGATGGGATTGATGGAATCAATGGTAATGATGGTGTGTCTGTTACCAATGCTAATATTGATTTTGATGGTTCACTCATCATTACTCTGTCTACAGGTGTTCAGATTAATGTTGGTGAGGTTGTTGCTCCTGATCTTGCTGAACACATCAAAGTCATTACTAATGGTGGCGGTACTGCTCAGTTTGTACTTGATACTTTAACTTCCTTACAGACTCAAATTAACAATCTGATTCCTAGCCAGACAGGGAATTCAGGTAAGTATCTAACCACCAATGGAACTGATCTTTCATGGGGTACTATTGCTGGAAGTTTGAGTTATCTAGGAACTTGGAATGCTTCTACCAATACTCCAACTCTTACTAGCGGTGTTGGAACAAACGGCGTTTATTACATTGTTGCAACTGCTGGCTCTACCAACTTAGACGGCATCACTGATTGGCAGATTGGTGATTGGTTGCTGTTTAATGGAACTGTTTGGCAAAAGATTGACCAAAGTAACTTGGTTACTAGCGTTGCTGGTAGAACAGGTGCTGTTACCTTATCAAATACTGACATTAGCGGCTTGGGTACGATGTCCACCCAGAATGCTAATGCTGTAGCTATTACTGGTGGAACTATTAATGGCACTACGATTGGAGCAACAACTGCGTCTACTGGCGTATTTACAACTTTAACTGTAAACGACAACAGTACGTTTGGCAGTAGCAATTCTGACACGATCAATTTTGTTGGGCGCATAAATTCAGACTTTGACCCTGCAACTGATAACACTTACGATTTAGGTCGAGTGGGACACGAATGGCGCAATCTGTATATTGATGGCACAGCCAACATTGACAGTTTAATTGCTGACACAGCAGACATTAACGCAGGAACTATTGACAACACAACGATAGGGGCAACAACAGCATCAACAGGTGCATTTACTACTTTAACCGCTTCAGGTACAACAACACTCAGCGGTAACCAAATAATTAGCGTAACTGACAATACTAATGCCGCTCTGCGTATTACTCAGCTTGGTACTGGTAATGCAATTTTGGTTGAGGATTCAAGTAACCCTGATTCGACCCCATTTGTTGTTGATGCCGCTGGTCGAGTTGCGATTGGTACTACTAGTTTTACTGGCACACCTTTGACTGTGGTTGGTGCTGATTCAAGCATATCGGGAACTATTTATGGAATTTATGATCAGGTAAACACAACCAGCGCAAGTGGTTCTGGTGCAAAAATTGGTATTCAAACATTGGCAAATGCTCAAACGGGTTATGCTGGCACAGGCGCATTAATAGGAGGTATTCTTACTGCTCAACAAGGAAATGCTAGTGTAAATACAGGTAATTTAATTGGTTCAAGAGGTCAAGTAATTACTTCTGGTGCGGGAACAATTAATTCTGCTGTTGCCCTACAAACATCTCTCTCATTAAACAGTGCATCAACTATTCCACTTGTTGCTGGACTGCAAATTAATTCTATTACTGCGCCAACATCAGGAACAACTACTGCGTATGGTGTTCAAGTTGGTAGCATTACTAATTCAACTGCAACCTATGGCGTTTGGTCAAACATCGCGTATGGCGCAACACAGTACAACTTCTATGCGGCTGGAACTGCTGAAAATTTCTTTGGTGGAAACACTACTATCAGCGTTACAGACAACACTAATGCCGCTTTGCGCATCACTCAACTTGGCACTGGCAATGCGTTGCTAGTTGAGGATGAGACTAATCCTGACTCAACTCCATTTGTGGTTGATGCACTTGGGCGATTAATTATTGGCGGCACTGCGGCAACTTCATCATACGCATATGGGTCAAATGCAAAACTGCAACTACAAAATTCGTATGCGGCTTTATCTCAATACAGCGCCAATACAAGCGGCAATGTTCTTGATTTTCTCAAAAGTCGCAGTGCCACTATAGGCACTCAAGCGGTTGTTCAAAATGGTGATGTTTTAGGTGGCTTCTACGCTTCTGGTTCAGATGGAACAGCTTTTATACCAGCGGCTCAAGTTCTTGTTCAAGTAGACGGAACACCAAGCACAAACGATATGCCAGCACGTTTGGTGTTTGGTACAACTGCTGATGGCGCAAGCTCAATTACTGAGCGTATGCGTATTACTTCAACTGGAGCAATAGCATTTAATGGGGCATCTAACTATGGAACATCAGGGCAAGTCTTAACTTCATCGGGGAACTCAGCGCCTACTTGGACTACCCCAAATTCAGGCTATACGTTAAAAGGCGTTACCTATTTAACCTCTGGAACATCGGCAACTTACACAACTCCAGCTAATGTTCGTGCAATCTATGTTGAGTGCGTAGGTGGTGGCGGCGGGGGTGGTGGCGTTGATGG